AAACCATCTATGACTAAGAAAAAGAAACCCAAACTAGGGAAAAAAACAAAAAAAAACGCACCATTTAAATTAAATATTATATATGATGAAGAAGATGTAGAACCGCCTACAAGTGACACGGAAAGTAAAGAAGAAGACTATTCCAAAATGTATATATAAAGAGTAAATGAATATAATATATGAATATAATATATGTTGAAATATATTAACGTTCCCGTATTTTTATTAACCCTTTTTATAGGATTGTTTTGTGTATATATAATTGGCCCTGAAATCAAAACAGTGTATATATACCCATCCCCCGAATTTATTGACAGTATTATTTTACAAGATAAGTCAAATAATTGTTTTAATTATGTATCTAGTGAAGTAAAATGCCCGTCAAACGAAAATGAAATAAGCATTATACCAGTTCAAGGATAAAAATTAATTATATAGTTATTATATATGATTAACATAGTAAAATTTTTAAAAAATGACACTGGGCGATTGTTATTATCTGTATTGTTAGGTTTAGGATTATCTACAATGTTTAGAAATATATGTAAAGGAAATAAATGTGTGGTATTTAAAGCACCGGATGTTAAAGAATATAACAATAAAATTTATAAATATAACAACAAGTGTTATAAATATTCAACACAGGCAACCAAATGTGATAAAAGTAAAAGAATTATCCCATTTTAATTGTTTTGCGTAAATAATATAATGAAGGAATATTTATATTATTTATGAATGGAACGACGAGTATTTCTGAATTACCAAATGATTATATTTGTGGAAGTAGTAAAAATGATAATATCCAATTAACAAAAAATGAGAATGACCCTTCTTTATTGCCAATGCCGCCGCCGCCATCATTAAATGGAAATATTACTTTAGACCAAACAACCATAAATCAAATAGTAAATGGATTACAGCAAGCAAGTAATTCAGGTTCTACTTTATTGCCATCGCGAGATATACCTATAAAAACAGACCATATTGTCATTGACGAACAAACCCGGCATGATTATTTGCCGACGCCTATTAATAATGATTATATCGTGTCATCTGAAAATAATGAAGATATTATTAATACTTATAACGCACGAGAGAAAAAAAGCGACCATATTGAATTTTTATACAGCGAGTTTCAGTATCCGGTTTTAATTTGCGTTGTATATTTTTTGTTTCAGCTTCCGATATTTAGAAAAAAACTCTTCTATTTTACCCCCTTCTATTTTACCTCCTTTTTATTTGCAAATGATGGAAATTATAATATAAATGGTAATTTAATAACCAGCATATTATTTGGGGTTACCATCTTTATATTAATGAAATTAATGCATACAGTTTCAAATTACACATCGTAAATTAATTATATATTCAAATATTCCGAGTTCCGACTTCCGAATTCCGAATTTTGACTATTTTTATAAATCCCAATATTTAGTGGATTTTTTTGTTTTACTATATAATTTTTTCTTGTCCTTTTGAGGTCGGTTCGTTGGGTTTAACCGCACAGTAGAATTTAATTTATGTTTTAATATGTATAATGCCTTTTTAGTTTTATTTATGATGCTCTTGCTTGGGTCGCCACTTGGTTTATAATTTAAGAACCATTCTTCATACTCAGGGTTCTTTTTGGTGTTTGTGCCATCTTTAATAAATTTTTCATATTTTTTGGCCCGTATATCTCGCAAATCATTAAGGGATTCAGGCTTTCCTATGCAGGGCTTGCTAAATCGCTGAAACAATCCTTTATCCTTTAGTTTGTTCTCTTCCTGAATCTCAAATAAATGTTTTGCAATACATAATAGACGGTCTGTATCGTATAATTTATTATTGCCATAAGTAAATGCCAAATAATAACTTAATATAGTGTCAATGGTGGCAATATTTACATTTCTATTATTTTCACTGATTACATTATAATTATAACAATTTAACGGGGCGTAAATTATGGCTAATATATCGTTATCTAAAATGACTTCATACCCCTCTGGTATTGTTTCTCCGAATTTTTCTCTTTTTTTAATTTTAACATTACCATAATTTTTTAATTTGCTCATTACGTAGGCCGCAACATTTTTCGGGTTTTCCGCTAAAACATCATAATCCGCAATTTTTTCAAACACCCTTTTATCCCTTTTATCATTTATGTATTTTGAATAATGACTATTTGCGTATTGTCCTAAAAAAACAACATCCTTGTCAATAAACGCGGTTTTTAAAGTTTCGTAGATATGGTTTTGGTCTTTATTTTCTTTATCGTAGGTGATTTTTCCGCATACATTTTTTGGGTAAGGATAATATTTATTAATTAAATTTAACCGGTTTAATACTTTTGACCATCTATCAATTTGCCCCTCCGGTCTAGATAACTCTAAATACATTGCCATTTTTAAAAATACGGGGTCTGTCACTAATATTCCATTGATACGAATCGCTTTTTTTTGAATCGTTTTAAATAAATCGTGGTCCATCCCGGTAATGTCCGCAATAGGTATGTAATTTACAAATACTTTAAATGTTCCGTGATGAACTGTTGTTTTTGCCTCTACATTTTCATAACCTTTTTTAAAAAAAATGTCTGCTAACTCCTTTGCGTGATTTAGCGCATTAGAAGAAAAAAAATCATAATCTGGTATATCTATTTCTTCATCGTATATTTTATCATTTTTGGGCAATAACTCGTTTATTGCGAACCCCCCGTAACAAACTAATTTCTTCTTTTTAATAAATTGTTTGACTATTTCTAACATTCTTTTAATTTCAATTGAATTTACCATATTTTGTCTCCTCTCTAATTCTAATGAATTTAAATGTGTGTTGAGAATATCATTTTCCATTTCTTCTATTGATTGTTTTTTATTACTGCTCATACATTAAAATAACAAAATAATATAATGAAAATGGAACTCTTTATTAATAGATTAATATATTATTAATACGAAATTGAAGGGTCAAGTTTTTTCGGGTCGGGCAAATATTTCACCATATGTCGCAATCTTTCTGGTTTTAAAACAAATGCGCTTCCTTTATTATTAAAAAAATCTATCATTTCATCTAAATAGTTGTCTGTGTATTGGTATCTCATTGCGATCATTTGGCACCCGGATTCTCTTACAATAATGCTACTTGGATTTTCGGGGTTTATTTCATTATCGGGAATGGCGATACTCATATTTTTTTTATTGTATTCTTGAAGTTCTGCGATATCTGGTGAATATTTAACATCGTAATAATACAATGACCTCATAAACATAGAATTACTTGTCATATTAATATATTCTAAAAACTTTTCATTATCCATAAAGGACCTATTTACTTTATCAACAATGATGACAATTTTTCCCATTAAATCCAACAATTTAATATTTCCAAAGTTTTTACCGTGATTTTCATAACTGTATTGGCTTCCGAGTAATAAGTTATTATACATTTCAAAAATATGTGTCAATTTATCAAACATTTTTTGGTTGTTGCTTCTGATGCGCAAATGTATTATGATCGGGTCTTTATAATTCGGAGCAAACCCTTGTGAAAATGCGTAATGTTTTATAATATAAAATACTTCTGAAAACTTTACAGAGTTGAAGGTTTCCTTGATTACCATCTCTTTGTTTGTAGTGGTTGCAACAACGGGCTCATCGTCAATTGAAAAAATTTCAAAATCTAATCCTCTGCAACCCTGTTTTAATACATTTTTAAGATTGCAAATATTTACATAGTCGTTTTTATAACTGCCGCCACTGCAACAATTATATGCGGTTTTAATATAATAATCCAATAATGAGTTTTTAAATTCCGGATTAATATCATCAATGGATGTTATTTTTCCGTTAAGTGTTCCATATATATTTGTCATAATTGAACATTCCCTATTTTCTAAAGTGACAATGTAAATGTAATAGAGTATTGTCATAATTACAATTAAAGCGATTACTATGTAAATAATCCGAATAATCACATTTTCCTTAAAATTAGTTAATATTTTGTGAATGAAATTTTGTTCCATTTATAATATTATATTATATTACAAATATAAAGTTAAATAATATAATCTTTGTAATATAATATTATGCCAGGAGGTTTATTAAATTTGGTGAGTGAAGGGCAACAAAACATTGTATTAAATGGGAATCCAAGTAAAACATTTTTTAAAAGTACATATTTAAAATATACTAATTTTGGAATGCAGAAATTCAGAGTTGATTATGAAGGGGCAAAAACAATACGATTAAATGAAGCATCAAGTTTTAATTTTAAGATTCCAAGATATGCGGATTTATTGATGGATTGTTATTTATCTTTTAACCTTCCCAATATTTGGAGCCCGATTTTACCTCCACAATATGAAAATAATAATATTCCTATTGATGAGGAAACTATAAATGAGGAATGGTCCCCATATGAATTTAAATGGATAGAAAATATTGGAGCACAAATGATACAAAAAATTTCAATTACTTGTGGCAATCAATTGTTACAAGAATATTCGGGGGCGTATCTGTTGGCAATGGTCCAGCGAGATTTTTCTAGCGAGAAGAAGGAGTTATTTAATAAGATGATAGGAAATGTGAGTGAATACAACGACCCCGCTAATTTTGGAAATAATAATGGTTATTATCCAAATGCGTTTTATAATACAGAGACAAGCGAGCCGTCAATTCGGGGCACAACATTATATGTTCCCTTAAATTCTTGGTTTAATTTAAAATCGCAAATGGCATTTCCATTAGTTTCGTTGCAATATAATGAACTCGTTATAACAATTACAATTAGACCATTAAATGAATTATTTAAAATTCGCGATGTTCAGAATATTCAAAATGGTTATCCGTATATTGCACCTAATTTTAATTCGCCGTATTATCAGTTTTATAAATTTGTGCAAGTGCCGCCTAGTGTAAGTTTGGACATTTCAAGTTATCAAGATAAAAGGATGTTATGGAATACAGATATTCATTTAAATTGCACTTATTGTTTTTTATCAAATGATGAGTCAAAATTATTTTCGGCGAATGAACAAAAGTATTTAATTCGTCAAGTTCATGAAACTAATTTTTATAATGTTACGGGTTCAAATAAAATCCAACTTGACTCTGTTGGATTAATTAAGAATTGGCTCTTTTATATGCAAAGAAGTGATGTAAATTTAAGAAATGAATGGTCTAATTATACCAATTGGGAATATGATTATCCGCCAGTTAATATTATAGATGCTCCTGATACAGGGGGTATTGAAACTCCTAGTAGTGGAAATGTAGGTCCTGGAAAAAATGCGGACGGTTCAGACAGTAATTTAAAAATTACAACAAAATATTCAACCGAAAACAATAAAAATATATTGGTAGAAATGGGGATATTACTTGATGGACAATATAGAGAAAACGTCCAACCCGTTGGAGTATATAATTTAATTGAGAAATATATCAGGACGATTTCAAATGGGCCAGATGGGTTATATTGTTACAATTTTTGTATGAATACTTCACCATTTGAAATGCAGCCCTCGGGGGCATTGAATTCAAGCCGATTTAATTTAATAGAATTTGAAATTAGCACAATTGTGCCGCCATTGGATGAAAACGCACAAACATTTCAAATATGTGATCCGACAACAGGGACTTTAATTGGTATAAATAAGCCGACTTGGCGAATATATAAATATAATTATAATTTGGTATTATTTGAAGAACGAATAAACATAGTAACATTTATTGGCGGAAACGCAGGGTTGATGTATGCAACATAATTGTGAATTATGAATTTGAAGAAAGCGGGCCGTCCTCTAAAAATGTTCCTGTAATTGAGTATTTTTGGGGGTATTTAGGCATAAGATATAACCCGGATGGTTTATATCTTTTGTTAAAAAGGTCATTCTCTGTATTGTAATTATCAAACCAAATATTTTCTCCAAAGTTGGCTTGTGGTGGTTGTATAGCATTTGGATTATACACGGTTGATTTTGTCCCAATATCAGTGGTTAAAGTAGAATAATTCGGCGATACGGCGCTGCTTAATTTACCAGCACTGTTGTTGCCTTCAACGGGGGATGTATATATATTTTCTTCTTCTAATTTAACTTGTTGGCAACCAGGGCAGTCAATATCAGATAAACATTGTTGTCCTGTTTTGGAGCATCTTGCATTAATACACATATTACTGCAACTTGTAGTAGTTGTTAAAGGCATATTTACAGTATGAGTCGTTTTTGAATGGTCATCATACCCCGAAAAACATTCTTGTATAATTCCGCTATTTATTAAATAATGTGTCCAACGCATTACCCCAATAAATAAAAGAATACTTGAAAAAAGGTAAATATACTTTGACTTCATATATTAGTTTAGTATAATAATTTATACTTTAATTTATACTTTAATTTAATTAATTATCAAAAATACAAAATGAAAAGCATTAATTGTATAATTTTTATATACTT